TTCGTCGCTTTTCTTCTCACCCCAATACATCAGTATTCCACCAAAGGTTAGTCCAACTAGTATTCCTATTACCATATCCATTATGCTTATTCCCTTTTTTAAATTAAAAAACATAGAACAAAAGTATCAATAGCTGATGGCCATCAGCTATTGTCTAGTAGGTACCATAATTCATACAAGGTTCCAAAAAAGAAACGCAAAACAAGGTTCCAAAAGTGCAAATCGGGGTTAGGCACCCATCTGTCAGCAACAGGGGAGACAATCCCTAAACGATTCATAGATAATATTTTGCAAAATTTTTTCTAGAATTTTTTTCAGCAAATATTTGTTTCTTAAAAATTTTTTAGGTATTCTTGGCCTATGGACAATTTAATACCTGTCGTAGCTATAGATGGTTTGGACGAAGCTATCTTAGGAACCTGCGTTTTAGTAGGTGACATAGAAGTTATTGCCTATGATTTTTATAAAATCGTCGAGCTATTTGGGGAATATGGATATTCTGAAGAAAGAACCCGCGAGTGGGCTAATGCTATTCAGGAGTTACCCCTAGAAGATAGGAAACCTATTTTTATCTACACCGACACAGAGCTAAAAAAGGAAATACATGGACAACGATCTACAACCCACTGAATATGTAGCACCTGACGACTTAGAAATTAAGTCAAAATTGCCATATATGGGATTAAATCATGGAGATCTTAGTGTCCAAGAAGAAAAGTTCATAGGACTTATAGCGAGTGGTATGAGTATAGCCGCTGCAGGACGCGCTGTCGGACACAGTAACCGTAAGCAATCTACAAACTTAGTTCACACAGACCGCATTAGTAAAGCTTTGGCCTATTTACGCGAAGAAATTAGAGAAGAAGTAAAGTTTACTAAGGTCAATGCGCATAAAATGTACATGGATACGTGGACAGCCTGTGGAAATGCTACAGAGATGAAGGGCACAGTAGATTCGCTGTGTAAATTGCATGGATTACATCAGCCAGATTCAGCCACACAAGTTAATATTAATATTAACGGCACGAAACAATTAGAACGTATGACAGACGAAGAACTTCTGCAACTCGCAGGACACGATAAAGATTACCTAGAACCTGCGGGGAACTAAAGTGGCTACTTATAATAAATACAAAAAAGGCGGGGAGCCAAAAAATCCAAAAAATAATGAGTTTGCAACAAATAAACCAGGAGACTTTGACCCATACAGTAGTCCATACGGTGATACTACGCTTGCTTCTATGTTTTCTAGGGGTGGAGTAATATCCGAAAAAACGGCAAGAAAAATAGATGATAACTCTATTTCAAGTCGCTCCCTTGATGTTGCAGAAGGACTTGCTAGTTTATATGTTGGAGTTAGAGATACTATAAAAAAACTTAAAAAACCAGACCCTGAAGTAGCTGAGCTAAAGCGACAAAATTCTATGTTAGGCAGTATGCCGGGGTCGTATAGTGATTTTAGAAGTGTAAAGTATATACCTGAAAAAAAATTAGGGCCATTTGAACTGGTTAATGCATATCACAGAGATACTATAGATAAAAAAGCTGCAGCTACTGATAGAGAAGGAAGACCGGTAACGGTAAATGCTACAGGCATTGATGTTAATGGGCGAATCTATATGGTTCCCGGTTATGATAGAGAGACAGGTAAAATTTATACAGATTCTGAAGAAGACCAGAAGGCGTTAAAAGAAATCTACACTCCTTTGATAAACAAAGGGGTTATACCCTCTGTTGCACCTACAGCGTGGGACGGAGATCCTAGAGAACATCCAGCAAATATAGCGGCACAAGAAAATCACAGCATGATGGATGCCCAAGCAGATGAGGCTCTTGCAGCAGTTAATCCAGATTTTGCTTATTTTGAAGACTACAAGCTACCACCTAATATCGGAGCTATGTCAGCTAGATGACAGAGTTAGCAGTACCTACTTTAGAATGTACGAGATGTCATAACTTACATCCGGAAACTCTATATTCTGATGACGACCAGCTGTGCGCATATTGCAAAGCAGATTTAGTAGAAGCTCTGCCAACTCCTAAAGTTATTGAGCCAGTAGAACCTGATCCCCCAGAAGAAACTGCGGCAGATATAAAAGCCAGAGAAGAACTAGCACTTAGATTCCTTACGCGCAAAAGGATATTGCCTTTTGTAGAACGTTTTAACCCAGACTACACTGCGGGCTGGGTGCATAAAGATATATGCAAACGATTAGAGCAGTTTAGCTACGATGTGGTGAATAAAAAATCACCTAGGTTAATGTTGTTCATGCCACCCCGACATGGCAAAAGTACATTAGCTTCCGTAGCTTTTCCTGCATGGCATCTTGGTAGAAACCCAGCCCACGAGTTTATTGGGTGTTCATACTCAGGAGCGCTTGCTATGGGGTTTAGTAGGAAAGTGCGACAACTGTTGCGGGAACCTTCTTATAAAACTGCGTTTCCTACAAGACTTGATCCGGATTCACAGTCAGCTGAAGCTTGGTTGACTACTGGTGGCGGTGGATATGTGTCTGCTGGTGTCGGCGGTGGTATCACGGGTAAAGGTGCGCACGTATTGTTAATTGATGACCCAGTAAAAAACAGAGAAGATGCAGAGTCTCAACATAATAGAGATTCCAGTTGGGATTGGTACACTTCTACTGCCTATACTAGACTTGCTCCAGGTGGCGGCATATTGGTTATTTTAACTAGGTGGCACGATGACGACCTAGCAGGTAGATTGCTAAAAGCAACTACTGAAGGTGGAGATGAATGGGAAGTTGTGCGATATCCAGCGATTGCAGAATCAGATGAAAAGTTTCGTAACGAAGGTGATCCGCTGCACGAGGAACGTTACAATTTAGAAGCATTAGATAGAATCCGCAAAGCGGTAGGGCCCCGGGATTGGTCAGCGTTATATCAACAAAATCCTGTATCAGATGATGGTGATTATTTTACGCGAGAGATGATACAGTATTTTGAACCTGATGATATTGATGAAGATCGTATGCGTTACTATTGCGCATGGGATTTAGCGATTGGTCAAAAAGATCGTAACGATTATTCGGTTGGAATAGTTGTGGGGGTAGATGAATACGATAGACTATTCCTAATGGACGTAGTTCGTGGTAGATTTGACGGATTCGAATTAGTAGAGCGTATACTAGATTTATATGAGCTATGGCGACCATCTATTGTTGGTATCGAAAAAGGTCATATAGAAATGGCGTTAGGGCCCTTTTTAGAAAAGCGTATACGTGAACGTGGGCTATACGAAGCCTACATTAAAGATTTGAAAACGGGAAGACGAGATAAAGAAGCTAGAGCTAGGGCTATACAAGGACGTATGCAACAGGGTATGGTGTTCTTACCAAAGAACGAAGTGTTTACTGGCCCATTAGTAGCTGAGTTATTAAGGTTTCCTAATGGTGTACATGACGACCAAGTAGATGCACTTGCATGGGTAGGGTTAATGATGACAGAATTTAGTTCTTTTTCAGAGCGTATTGTTCAAGAACCCTCATGGAGAGATAAACTTGAAACCCTTTCTAAAGATCCAAAAATTAAATCTGCTATGAGAGCATAAATAATGGCAATACTACCTAAAAAACGCAAAATGTCCCCTGGCGAAGAAGAAGTTATAACAAGAACGCAGTGGGATAGGTACGTAAGAGCCAGAGATAATGGTCATTTAGATTATGTAGACCTAGCTAAAAAATGTGATGCGTATTATCAGGGCGAACAATGGGATTCTACAGATATTGCAGCACTTGATGCTGAAGGAAGACCTGCACTAACGATTAATACTATTTTACCTACGATTAATACAGTACTTGGCGAGCAGTCAACTCGTAGAGCAGATGTTAGATTCAAACCAAGGCGCGGTGGCGACCAAGAAATAGCAGATGTGCTTACTCGTTTGTACATGCAGATTGCAGATAACAATAAACTTGATTGGTTAGAGCAACAAGTGTTCTCTGATGGGTTAATAATGGACGGTCGTGGGTACTTTGATGCGCGTATAGACTTTTCTGACCACATTGAAGGCGAAGTTCGCATCATGTGCAAAGACCCTTTGGATATTATAATTGATCCAGATGCAAAAAATTCAGATCCTAAGTCTTGGAACGAAGTATTTGAGACTAAGTGGATGACACTTGACGAAATAGAAGAAATGTATGGTAAAAAACCTGCAGAACGGTTGCGGTTTATTGCAGAAAACGGAAATAGCTACGGCAGAGACTCCGTTGAGTACTACGAAAACACTTTTGGGGACAATGACGCAATAGAAGACTACGTTTCAGCGCCAATACCAGACACTGATGACTATAGGAACGTTAGAGCGTTAAGAATTATAGAAAGACAGCACAGAAAATTAGTAAAAACAGACTGTTTTATAGATATGGAGTCTGGGGATCAACGTTTTGTGCCAGATAATTGGTCAGAAGCTAAAGCTAAGAAGTTTGCTAAAGAACATAATCTATCAATTTACACAAAAATGCGTAGGCGCGTTAGATGGACAGTGACTTGTGACCAAGTAGTGCTGCATGATGACTGGTCGCCGTATAATGACTTTACTATTGTACCGTTTTTTGCGTATTTCCGTAGAGGACGACCATTTGGCATGGTGCGTAACCTCCTTTCGCCACAAGAACAGTTAAATAAGATATCTAGCCAAGAATTACACATAGTAAACACGACAGCTAATAGTGGTTGGATGGTAGAAAGTGGATCATTGACTAATATGCAGGTAGAAGACCTAGAAGAACATGGTGCTGAAACCGGATTAGTACTTGAGTACAACAGAGGCTCTACTCCTCCTGTAAAAATTGGCGCAAGTCAGATACCAACGGGTCTTGACCGCATTAGTTCAAAAGCTGCTGCAAATATACAGGCTATAAGTGGCATTAATGACTCTATGTTGGGTTCTGATAGCGCTGAAGTGTCGGGTATAGCCATTCAAGCTAAGCAAAACCGTGGCGCGGTAATGATTCAAGTGCCTTTAGATAACTTAAAGAAGACAAGGCAGTATTTAGCAGAGAAAGTATTGGATTTAGTGCAAAATTATTACACAGAAGAACGTGTAGTAATGATTACTAATGAAGAAGATGCTCTAAAACCTAGTGAACCAATGGTAATTAACGAAGTTACACCAGAAGGGCAGATAATAAATGATCTTACACTTGGAGAATATGATGTCGTCGTGTCTACCGCACCTGCTCGCGATACTTTCGATGAATTGCAGTTTGCTGAAGCACTAAGTTTACGTCAAGCAGGAGTTGCCATACCTGATGATGCAATACTTGAGTACTCGCACCTCAACAGAAAAGAACAATTGGCACAACGCATTAGAGTAATGACGGGTCAAGAGCCTCCAAGCGAACAAGAGGCGCTAATGCAACAGGCACAAACACAAATGGCTATGCAAACTTTGCAGCTTGAGATTGCTAAACTAGAAGCTGAAGTTCAAAAACTACAAAGCGAAGCAGCAGTTAACATGGCTAAGGCGCAAGGCGCTCAAACGCAACCACAACTAGAAGTTGCGGAGATGCAAGCCAAACTAGAAATGAAGAACAGAGAGCTAGAGCTGCGTAGAGAGCTAGCAGCACTAAGTAATCAAACCCGACAAGGACAAACAGAAACTGCTGCAGCTGCTAAACTTGCTAGCGCAGCAATGAATACTGCAGTTAAACAACAAGAACAGGAAACTGCAGCTTTTCAAAAGGTTCCAGAAGTTAAAACGTTTTAAAAAAAGAAAAGATAAGGAGAATAAAATGTACGGAATGGCTAAAAGATCACCAGCAAAAAAGAAATCAATGGTATCTAAGAAAAAGAAACCTAAAATGACTTCAAAGAAAAAGAAAACTGCAAGAAGTACAAAGCGGTCTTACGGGTATTGAAAGCATAAGTAGTAAAAGTGTGTAGCACTTGTAAAAATTTTTATAACAGAAAGTAATCTAGGAGATAGAAATGGCTGAAGTAAAAGCAAATGATCTTGCTGACAATGAAAATGTATTTGACGCTAGAGTAGGAGCAGATCCTATTGAGGAAGCAGAAACTCTAGACCTAAACTTTATGGATGAAGAAGAAGCTCCAGCTGAAACAGTGGCTGAAACAGAAAAAACTACTGAAGAACCTGAAGTTGAGGAAGAAACAGTAGCTGAAACAGAAGAAACTACTGAAGAACCCGAGACTGAGGAGGAAACAGTAGCTGAAACAGAAGAAGCTGTTGAAGAACCCGAGGTTGAAGAGCCTGTTGCAGAAGCAAAGCCAGAACCAGAGCCAAAAAAGATTATGGTTCCAAAAGAACGGCTAGACGCGGTGCTTGCTAAACAAAAAGCTTTGCAAAAACAGCTAGATGAAATGCAGGCCCAACAAAACGTGGAAGCTGAAGCCCCAGAACCCTATGATTATGATGCCAAAGAAACCCAATACCAAGAATTTGTATTAGACGGGGAGACGGCAAAAGCTGCAGCACTGCGAAACGAGATCAGAGCAGCTGAAAAAGCCGAAATGCAGTATGAGTTTGAGAAGAAAATGGGGCTTACTGTGCAAGAAAGTCACCAAGCAAACGCATTGCAACAGGCAGCTGCAGAGTTAGAGGCTACTTTTCCTATGTTTAACCAGCATCACGAGGCATTTGACTCTGAAGCTACTCAAGAAGTAGTGGATTTACGCGATGCATTTATAACTCAGGGGTTTACTCCGGTAGATGCATTGGCAAAAGCCAGTAGTTTTGTAATAAAAGACCGAGGAATAGTAGATCAAGCGCCAGAAAGTGCATTATCTGCTCCTAAAGCTAAGCCAGCGGTAGATGAAGTAGCTAAAAAACGCGCTAATAACGCTAAAAAGTTAAAAGCAGCAGAATCTCAACCGCCAGAACTTCCAGGAGAGAGCAGTTCTGCACATGGCGAGAAGCCAGAGTCTGATTTTTCTACCATGACAGAAGAAGAATTCAATGCTTTACCAGAGGCAACACTAAAAAGAATGAGAGGAGACATCTTATAGCTTGCACTATATGGTTGAGATTGTTAACCTTTTCACAGATTCGCCAGTTTAAGCGATATTAAACCGAGGTCGTTACCGTAAGATGACGTTTTCGCCGGATACGGCGTTAAACATATTGGGGTCATACACCATAAAGTATGTGAAACCGTTCCCTTACGATAAAGGTATACGGAATTGCCACTCCAAAAGTTGGCTACGGGAAATTTTGAGTTAAAACTTGTAATAAATAGGAGTATATAGCGATGGCTAATACTAATTTTGCAGCTTTGACTTCAAACCAACTAACGGCTTGGAGTCGAGATTTTTGGAGAGTTGCTCGCAACTTTTCATTTATCAATCAGTTCGCAGGAACTGGGCAAAACGCTATGGTACAACGGATCACTGAACTAACTAAAAGTGAAAAGGGAACCAAAGCTGTCATAACTTTACTAGCTGATATGACCGGAGACGGTATTACTGGCGACAACACGCTAGAAGGGAACGAAGAAGCCCTCCGTGCGTATGACTTAACAATCGAACTAGACCAACTACGATTCGCAAACCGAGTTGCAGGTCGTTTAGCCGATCAAAAGTCTGTTGTAAACTTCAGAGAAACTAGCCGAGACGCACTAGCTTATGCTATTGCTGATCGTATGGATCAGTTAGCGTTCTTAACGCTTTCTGGTGTTGCTTACACTTTAAAAACTAGCGGTGCGCTAAGAACTACAAGTTCTTCAGCTGGACATGAATTAGCTGACCTTGAGTTTGCTAGTGATGTGTCTGCACCTACCACTAATCGTCACAGACGTTGGGATGCTACCAACGGATTGTCTGCCGGTGATGTAACTGCTCTAGTTGCTGCCGATACAATGCAATACAAATGTATTGTTGAGTTGAAAGCTTACGCTAAAGACAACTACATCCGTGGTCTTCGTGGAGCAGGTGGAGAAGAAGTTTTCCATATGTTTGTAACTCCTCAGCAAATGGCTAAGTTGAAACTTGATAGTGACTTCTTATCCAACGTTCGAAGCGCGGGTATCCGTGGGCCTAAGAACGAATTGTTTGCAGGGTCTTCTAGTGTATTAGTAGATGGTGTTGTAATACATGAGTATCGTCATGTCTTCAATACTGCTAATGCTACAACTGGAACTTCCTCAAATGCTGGAGCTGCGGGCTACAAATGGGGTGCTGATGCTGATGTTAATGGTGCACGAGCTCTATTTTGTGGTGCTCAAGCCCTTGCGATGGCGGATATTGGCCTTCCTGAAATTGTCGAAGATAACTTTGATTATGGTAACCAACAGGGTATCAGTATCGGTAAGATCTTCGGTCTTCGTAAACCAAAGTACAACAGTGATTACAACAGTTCCGTAGAGGATTTTGGTGTTATTGCTTTTGATACTGCCTACTAGGAGGACGTTTAGATGGCTACTACATTTACAGCCCCAGAAACATCGTCTAACTCTCTGTTCCAACCATTCCCTGATGGAATGATTGGCGTTAGAGAGAC